CCCCACTCATGCAATTCTACCGCATCCCACTCATTCGCCAATAGATCATCGTCATGTTCCCCATAGTTCGTGTTAGCCTGTAACACAATCTGTCTGTAAGTCTCTGGCTCTAAATCATCCCTCAATATATTACATGGAACTTCTTTAATTTTTAGCTCTTTTAATGCTCTAAGCCTCTGGTTCCCTGACAACACAATATACTTACCATCATGCTCTATAACATCAAGTGGCCTTATCTGTGTTAGGTTGCTCTTCTCTAATGACTGCAACAATAAGTTATACTTATCTTTTGTTATTTTTCTTGGATTTGTTGGTATGCCCTTTTCTATTAATTGCCCTTTGTTGGCTCTTATATTAGACACCGGCAATACCTTATGTATATGTAAAACATCAACCATATTTTAATATTATACAAAACTTTTTAAGAGAAAAGCAAATATATTATAATACGTATTGACAACAGCAATACTATATATTAATATGTTAATAACAAAACTATGGAGGTTGAAAAAATGATAATAAATACAGAGATGCAAATAACTGAGATTCGTGATGGTGTTATTGTTGGGGTTGAGTATCGATGCGCCCAAGACTAGCGGCAATAGGAATCACAATATCGTGTATATTAAGCGTTATGGCATTGTTTGGCCTTAGCTATTGGATTGTATTGATTTTTATGGGGTGGTTCATAATTAAATACGGAGGTGAATATTGAAGTTAGGTGGAATTATTGCAGTTATCTTTGCAATTAAATTTTTTATTTTTGATAAATTTGTAAAAAAAAACAATGAATACGGTACAAAAATACAAATTAAAGGAAGTAAAAAACTTGGTAACGATTCAAAGTTCTATGAGTTCTATAGTGATGCATGGGCTTACTACGACAACGGTCTTGCTCTTAGTATAGACATCGATGGTGTTCTTATAGATAGGCGTGGACGGCCTTATAGGGTTACTTCATGGGGAATTGAAATAAACCCAGATCAAATCAATATGGATTATGAATTAAAAACGAATAGATATCTAAGATGTCAAAGCAAAACAATGTTTGTCGAAAAAAATGTTGTGAATGGAGGAAAATAAATGATAGATGAAAAAAGTACAAGAGAAGAAGTGATGGAAGCCGTTAGAAATGATGGTTACGCGTTGCAGTATGCACGTCAGGAATTAAAAGAGGATCGTGAAGTTGTACTGGAAGCCATTATGGAGTCTGCTTCATCGTTGAGGTTTGCGTCTGATGAATTGCGTGGTGATCGTGAGGTTGTGCTGGAAGCATTCAGGCAGAATATCCATGCGTTGGAGTATGCCAGTAAGCAATTGCAAGGTGATCGTGAGTTTGTGCTAGAAGCAGTGAAAGAGTTTGGTTGTGCGTTGGAGTATGCCAGTAAGCAATTGCAAGGTGATCGTGAGGTTGTCATGGAAGCGGTGAAAAATGATACTAGTGCGTTTTTGTATGCTAGTGACGAATTGCGTGGTGATCGTGAACTCGTCATGGAAGCAGTGAAACACGATGGTTTTGCGTTGTTGTATGCCGGTGAGGAATTGCAAGGTGATCGTGAGGTGGTGCTGGAAGCTGTTAAAAGGTATGGTCTTGCCTTGGAGTATGCCAGTGAGGAATTGCGTGGTGATCGTGAGGTTGTCATGGAAGCAGTGAAACACGATGGTTTTGCGTTGTTGTATGCCGGTGAGGAATTGCAAGGTGATCGTGAGGTGGTGCTGGAAGCTGTTAAAAGGTATGGTCTTGCGTTGAAATATGCTAGTAAAAAATTGCGTGGTGATCGTGAGGTTGTCATGGAAGCGGTGAAAGACTGGGGGAGTGCGTTGCAGTATGCCAGTGAGGAATTGCAAGGTGATCGTGAGGTGGTGATAGAAGCAATGAGGCAAAATGTATATGCGTGTAAATATGCAAGCGATTGGTTGCAATTTGAAATTGCAAACTTATGGGTTGAACATATGGAGGAAAAAAAATGATAAATAAAAACAGTACAAAAGAAGAAGTGCTAGAAGCAGTGAAAAATGATACTAGTGCGTTTTTGTATGCTAGTGACGAATTGCGTGGTGATCGTGAACTCGTCATGGAAGCAGTGAAACACGATGGTTTTGCGGTTTTGTATGCCAGTAAGCAATTGCAAGGTGATCGTGAGGTTGTGCTGGAAGCTGTTAAAAGGTATGGTCTTGCCTTGGAATCTGCGAGTGAGGAATTGCGTGGTGATCGTGAGGTGGTCATGGAAGCGGTTAAACACTGGGGGCCTGCGTTTGAGTATGCCAGTGAGGAATTGCGTGGGGATCGTGAGTTTGTCATGGAAGCGGTCAAAGACTGGGGGCATGCGTTGGAGTATGCGTTGGAGTATGCCAGTGAAGAATTAAAAAATGATCGTGAGGTTGTACTCGAGGCGGTCAAGCAGGATGGATACTGTTTGCGATATGCGAGCAAAGACCTGAAAAATGATCGTGAGGTAGTGATAGAAGCGGTCAAGCAGGATGGGCGTGCGTTGGAGTATGCCAGTGAGGAATTGCGTGGGGATCGTGAGGTTGTGATGCAAGCATTGGGGCAGTATACTCATGCGTGGTTTTATGCAAGCTATGAATTGCAATTTGAAATTGTAAACTTATGGATTAAACATATGGAGGCTCAAAAATGAATAAACGAGTAATTTTTACAATTGATATAAGCGGATGGCCTGTAAGATCAAGGGAATTGATGCAAAATAAAAAATATAGTATTGCAAGATCATTAGGAGCTGAAGAATTGGGGGGTATTGGATTATCAAATAATAGTATGGCCAGATTTAATTATTCATGGAATGACCCGTTTACTATTGGTATAGAAGCTAAAATCGCAAAGCCAAGAGATAAAGTATCAGGCAACTTTCTTGGTTATGACTGGATGATTGATAATTTAGTTAAATATGGAAGTGTTTATGGAGTAAATAAATGAATAACGATATTTCGAGAGAGCGAGCATTAGAGGCAGCAAAAAAACTAAAAGATGATCAAAAGTATTGGATGGACCTTTATTATAAAGAACCTGATCCAAGAGAATTCTATTGCGATGATGAGATGATGGCAACTTACACCAACAGTGGTGAAATATGCTGCTTTTCATTTAATCCAAATACTAAGCAATCGACAACATCTTATTATAAAAATTGCACCTTATCTGAGGCGGTGGATAAATTTAACAAAAAAATAATAAGGAAACTCAAAAATGAAAAAACAAAATAAAATCCCAGTAACTTTTAAAATGGATTCGGACTCGCACGTAAAACTAATAGAGATTACAGAAAAACAGCCTTGGGTAACCAAGTCCTGGATCATTAATACTGCGATTCGTGAATATATTAATAATAATTATAAATAATGTATTGACATTAACAATACGTTGTATTACTATATAATTATCAAAAAAACTATGGAGGTACAAATGGATAGATTTCAAATTCCAACATATTACGAGGAGGTATGCAACATGTGCAAAGACCCTGACTGCAATGATATAGATTGCCAAGGTGTGGACTGGGAGCATGTTATAGAATTCGAGGAGTCGTTAAATGTTGCTTAATAAATTACTTAATGCGCTTAATATTGTGCCTAACAATACAACTTATATCGATTGCAATGGCTACGGCGACGTTTGCATATATCACCAAAACAAAAAAACTATTGCAACAATCAATTTAAAAGAGTCTGTAATTAATAAATTACCGATAAACGATGAGGTGCCCTTCTAATGGAAGAAGTAGAAATATATGACATGGACGCCGAGCCAAGTTTGATTGCCCGCTTTTTTGAAAATGATTTGTTAATGTACCGCAGTGTGTTGTCTCGTGACGAGGCAGTACACTTTGCAAGAAAGATACTGGAGGTAATGGATAGTGAAAACAGTTAATATCAAAGGTAAAGAGTATGTAGAAGTTCACGAGCGAATCACACATTTAAGACAAAATTATAAAGACGCCCAATTACTAACTGAAATAATTTCTAATGATAATGGCGTGTGTGTTATGAAAGCAACGTTAATAATTAATGACAAGGTTGTCTCTACTGGCCATGCCTATGAAAAAGAAGATAGTACATACATAAATAAAACTAGCTATATAGAGAACTGCGAAACGTCAGCCGTTGGCCGTTGCTTGGGAAACTTTGGCATTGGCATAAATTCAAGCATTGCGAGTGCTGACGAAGTCGTAAACGCTATTACTCAACAACAACAAAAACCAAAAGAAAAAAACGAATGGGAAAAAAAACTACTAGAACAGGCTAATAATAATGAGTCCTTATTAATCGAAATTAGCGACTCATGGAACAACGGAATTAAAAGTGAGAAACAATACTATTGGTTTGTAAAACAACTAGTTGATCGCAATTACAAATAGAGCTAAATAGAAGGAGTATAAAAAATGTCACTTTGGACGATTAAAAAAGAATACGAAATAATTTTAAACGATATTATTGATGATGATGGCGTGGTATCAGAACAAGCAGAACAATTATTAGCAATTAATGTTGAAAAGCGTGATGATACAGCTACTAATTATTACTACATTATAAACAATCTTCAACATGAAAACGGCCAAATTGATGAAGAAATTAAACGCTTACAAGCACTTAAAAAACGCAATAAAACTAAAATAGAATTGCTATCACGTTCAGTTATAGGCTTGATTAATATGTACGGTGAATTTAAATCAAATCTACTGAATTTTAAAACAAGAAAATCAACCGTTGTTGAAGTAGATGAAGATTCTATCAATGAGCTATTAGAAGAATATAAAACAACTAAAACAACAATAGCACCAAACAAAACAGCAATTAAAACAGCTTTGAAAAATGGATTAGAAATAACAGGTTGCCGACTAGTTGAAAAACAAAATTTAAATATTAAATAAGGAGTATAAAAAATGCAAAACTTTACATTAATAGGAATAATTACAAAAGACCTTGAATACAGGATGACAGAGAAAGGGGATGCAATGGTACGCTTAACAGTGCGTGTCCCTAGTAACAGAAAAGACGAACAAGGGCGGCGTATCAGTGATTTCTTCGATATGACAGCTTGGGGTAAGACCGCAATGTTTTTACAAGAATACTTTAAAAAAGATATGCCAATCTGCATACAGGCAACACTTCAAAATCACAAATATGACAAGCAAGGCGTTACTGTATACACCAATAACTTTTTAATTAATAAGGTTGACTTTGTACCACAGATTAAAAATGAAACAATATAAAATAATACTAATTATTATTACCTCTTGCTTTTTAGTTTGCTGTGGTAAGCTCCAAACTCAAGCATTGGAAGACAATAAAAGATATGTAATTTCTAAATATGATAACGGCATTCTTATAGATGAATATATTGCAAACACAGAGGTTTATTTAAAATTCAATGATGAGTATATTATGGCAACCGGAAGTTATACAATTAAGCAAGAAACAGAAATAACCACATATTGACATATACTTTAAAAAAAAATAAAGTACAATCGGTTATGAAACAACAGTAGTGTTAGTTGCTCAGGCTAACACTACTAATTGCTTTTAATACTTTAAATATATTATAATTACAATAGACTATATGATAGCTGTAAGCGTCCTACTTGAGAAACTACTCTTGCAGCTATCCCCACACATATTATATAATTACTATTAAGAGATCACGATATGGGGCTGTGCATTACCCTTATGTACAGCATGAATGCTTAATTGGGCTATGTTTTTTCATTGCATAGCCCATCATTTGCTTTTACTTATAAGAATAATGTATAATTATATTGAATTTGTTTAGAGGCTACATATTTTTATGTGGCCTTTTTTTTGTTGACATAAAATACATATACTTGTATTATACTAATATAAACAAATTCACTACCTAAATAGTGAAATTCTAATATTAAGGAGTTTCTATGAACAAACAAAAACACATTATATTTTTTATTGGTTTACTGCCTTTTCTAAACGCAAAAGAGGCTTTATTTATGAGTTTTATGATTAATGAATTTCTTTTTGCTAATAAAGACTGGTTTTTAGTTACTGCCGATCAAATGTCTTTAAATACTGGGTTATCTAAAACACAACAATTAGCCATTAAAAAACGTTTATACGATCTTGAAATACTAGAGACTGAGCGTCGAGGTATCCCCCCTAAGAATTGGTATACAATTAATGCAGATAAACTAAAACAGTATATCCCAGAGGTTTTATAAGGAGTTCCACATGAACTATGAAAATTTATTGCTAACGCTTTTAGATAAGCCAATTGTATTTCATCGACCATTTTTGCGAATAATGAATACAAATTGCGCTTTATTTTTAAGCCAGTGTTTACATTGGCAACGCCACACTATATACGATAGTTGGTTTGCGCATACTATTCAACAATTTGAGTTTGAAACTGGATTATCGACAGATGAGCAAAGAACTATAAAAAAGACACTAAAAAATAAGGGCATCTTAAAAATTGAACGACGAGGCAATCCATGTAAAAACTGGTACACCATTGATTTGGAGGTTTTATATACACTTTTAGAAAAACAAGTGGAAAAATCCACAAACAAGGAATGGGAAAATCCCACATCTAGTAATGGGAAAATCCCATATCAAGAAAAGGGAAAATCCCATAACTATATAAATAAAGAAGTATTAATAAATAATAATAATAAAATAAAAAGTAATAGTATAAATACTATTACTAAAAAGAAGTCTAACCATTATCAATTAATTCTTGAATCTTGGAATGCATTTGCCAAAAGTAATGGGTTGTCTGAAATTAGACAATTAACAACCAAGCGTATTAATGGCATCAAATCCCGCCAAAAAGAAAATGGATTTAACATACAAGAAATATTTAGCTGCATACAAGATTCACCGTTCCTTTTAGGCACTAATGGGAATGATTGGAAGGCGGACTTCGACTGGGTGTTTTGTAGTCCGAACAACTGGCTAAAAATTGTTGAAGGTAAATACAAAGGGGAAAAAAACAAGAGCCACAAGATAAACTGCAAAGCATTTTCAATGAATTAACAGGAGAAAAATAAATGAAATTAATTGAAAAGTATATGTTTTTTTTAAAATGTGCAATAAATGAAGGTTGGTTTAAAGGTTATTCGGAAGCCGGGTATTGGATAAAAACAACTGAAGTAGGCCGAAAAGATAAAGATGTGTATCAGTTAAAAGGGATTAATGGTACTAATTGGAATCTATATATAACAGAGCTTGATGATTATTCAATTATGGTTTCGGATAATGGGGAGGGGTTTAAGTACTTAATTGACTTAGGTATTGATATACAAGGGAATGGGGTAAAAAAACAGATTAATGAGATTTTATATAATAACAGTTTACATTTAGTTGATGGCTTATGTATTTATCATAATCCTATGGAATGGAGATTAGAGTCTGTATGCCTTGTTTATAGAGGGTTATGTGAAATTCAGGATATGGGAAAAATGTACATGAAATATAAAAAGATTTTTGGGGGGAAATAAATGAATGAATACGAGAAATATTATTATTATGACAAAAAGAATGATTGTGTTGTTGAATGCGCATGGAATGAATACATGAAGATAGACCCAAAAGTTAGAGACGACCAGAAAATTAAATGCGACAAATTCAACTTAGGATGTTTTTCTTACGATGTAAAAAGTTGGACAACTAAAAATTATACAATTTCAACAATATGCTTGATGAAAGATCATGCGATGGCTCAAACTTCAATAACCCCTTTAATTTTCGAGACAATGATATTTAGTGATGACAAAGATTATGACGGATATATTAAAAGATACACTAGCTTAAAAGAAGCTAAGTTCGGTCATGATTGGATTATTCTTAAAATTAAACGCAGAGAGGCATTGAAATAAATGAATAACTACGAAAAAACAGTCACAGCAATGATTTTGAAAGCCTACGCATTAGTAGGCCAAGAAGACAAGCAAATACAAATTAAAGAATTGGCAAAAGCAATTATCGAAAGGCAGATTGATTTAAAATTGCTTAATGAGGCATTAAATAAGCATGCTGAGACATCAGAATTTGCACCAAAATTAAAAAATATCATAGATTATGTAAACAATATACCAGATAACCAAGTTAATGAGTTTTTAGAGCGTTTTCGTAAGCAGGCAAAAAATCCTTATGACTGGAATCCCATTGATGATGACGTTTACACCATAAAACAGATTATTGGCAAAGAACGATGTGAGAATTGTCTATCTGAGCATTGGGCATTTATTGAAAAGGAGGCTAAAAAATTATATGTGGATTTGAAAAACAAAAAAATTGAGCTTATTGAAAGCCCTAATAAGCATAATATTAAACAGATTGCAGGCTCTAATACGGTTTATATTGAAGCTAAAAAGAATGTAGCTAATGGGGTTAATCCATTAAAAAACTTATTAAAGGAGTATAAATGAATATACGTGCAAGATTTGGGCATAATCAAAGCCCTAAACCAAAACCAAAAAAAAATAACACAAAATTAAATGAAAAAAAGTTAAATGAAAAAAAGTTAAATCAAAATTATGAAGTAAATAAATCTAAAATTAAGGAAATAAAAAATGAACGTTAAAACAATTTCTATAGAGTATCTGCAACAAAAAATTATAAGTAAGGTTGGTAGAATCTACAGCGATGATAGCTACGCCAGCTATAAGCTCGCAAGGGACACTAAAATTAAAGCAAAAAATGATGCAATACATGCTTTAAAAGAACTGAATTATACTAATAAAGAAATTAATACAATTGTTAACGATTATTGGCCTAGAGAATTTATTAAGATAAAACACAGATTCCAACTAACATACACAAACATAGAAATGGCTCGAAATAAATACCCAACTAAAATGTTCAAAAAATACATTATGCAACGCTATTACCTTGCATTAAGCGCATTGGAACAAGAATTAATTGATATGAATTATGGTGGCCAGGGCTAGTACAACAATCAAAAAAACAAACTATGGTTGCCCTGGCGTGGTGTGATGAGATTACAATACAATTATAGCATAATGAAAATAAATTCTGAACTAAATAAACATTTAACCGAAAAACAGCATCAAACTCGATGTTTAAACATTCTTGCCGTTAGTAAAGTGATAGCATGGCGCAACAACGTTGGAATGGCCAAGTACGAATCAAAAAAAGGGCCACGTATGGTTAAGTTCGGTCATGCAGGGATTAGTGATATTATAGGATTCACAAACGAAGGTTTGTTTTTTGCTTTTGAGGTTAAACGTTATGGTAAAAAACCAACAGTTCTACAGAAAAGCTTTCTTGATAATGTGGCCAACAACAAAGGGATATGTGGTTATGGAACATCAAATGACTTAGTAGATTTACTAATCCTTAATAACCTATTATAAAAAATAAGATTGTTAAATTTATTAAAATAATAATAGCAATTGAATACTTAAAAATATTAATTACCTTATCGATATTGTCCCAACGTACTCGAGTTAAATCCTCAATAGATTTGAGTTGTGATGCAAGATTATCACATTGTTTTTTGAGATTAGTCACATTTTTTTTGTTTTTTGTTAAATTTTCTTCTAATTGCATAAGATTTCACAAAATTGTAGATTAACGATAAAACAAATAGTTCTGTTATCGCTTCTGTTTTGATACCATGACGATAATATGCCAAGGGGCTAATAATCAACACATTCCAGGCTACATCGCTTAAAACTTGCAATGTTGTTTCACTAATACTACTTATTTTACTTTGCATAAAACACAATCATTGCATAAAATACAATCATTTAACGATGGTTTTTATTTTTGCTCCGGTTAAGATCATTCTCACATCTTTCGGGCTTGGATTCGTATTCATATTTTTAATACTAACATCTAAAACATTTTTCGTGACTATGTCACAAATCTCACTACAAAAATAAGCTTTTTTTGATTGTATTTTTTTTCCAAAGAATCCAGATAATAACGCTAAGTAATCATACTTTGCCCCAATAAGCGCATTTAATTCAGATACGATTTTGCTTTTTGTTTTAGTGTCTACATCCAAAACATAAGTTAAACCTATATTAGATGAAATTTTCTTAGATTTTATTACGCCATTAAAAAAGTTAGCTTCATAGTAAATATTGTTAATTTGAATTGAAACATGATAAAAAATATCATTTGTGAAAAACTTAATTATTGCCGTTGTGTAAAACAAAGGATTTAGAATACTAAATTTTTCGTTATGGAAATGTATGTAAATCTTAGTCAATTTCTAGTTTTCCAGCCATTTTATAGACAACACGAGATACTTGTTTTAGTTCTTCAAATACCTTTTTTATATTGTCATCAGTTTGATTTTTATATTTTTCCATGTCTTTTTGTATTGAATTTATCTTGTTAAACATTTTGTATATGTAAATACCCATAATTCCGTACGCAAAGCATAATAAAAAAAATTGTCCGCTATCGGTTTGTATTAGTGTGTAAAGTGACGGTGCGTATCGAAAAAGTTCCATTTTATAGTTTTATGCAGTACATGACGTTGATGTTTGTTGGACGTGTTTCAGACGTTATGCGTGGATTGCCGTTTACGCTATCAGTCACTATCAAACGAGCGTCAATTTGTGTTCCAGACACTCCATTTTTAAATGAATCTCCTGACCCTGTATCTGCTCTTTGATCTGTATCTCGATAAAGAAAAGAAGTATCGCTTTGCCCTACACGATGATGATGGCCTTGTAACGCATCATCTTGCTTTGTACCAACCGCATCGCCTGTCGTACCATCGCCTCGATCAGTACGTGACGCTGCGTCCGGATCTGTTCCTGCTGTGTTGTCAAACCCTCTTAAAAATCGGCCTCTGTAATCAGGCAAGTTAAAAGTAGTACTTCCATCACCATTGCCATAAATAACACCTAATTCACTAAATAAACGTGCGTGTGTTGTTCTACTAACTGCTGAACCATCACATTCAAGATACCCTTTAGGGGCTGACGTTAAGGCTGTACTAATAATTGTTCCAGTTGGCTTGTCATCTTCTCTAAAATTAAGGTTAATTCTTGTTCCGCTAACCGCTCGACCAATTTCTACTGGGTATAAACTTGGCTTCGTTGATGTTATCGCACCACTAGTCCCTATGTAATACAATGTTCCTGCGGTCAAAGAACTAAACGAATTATAAAAACCATAGTCAATTTTAACTGTTCCGCCACTGGATACAGTGGTATTACAAACCCCCACAACAGAGGTAACCCCTGCGCTAGTAGCATTGCTTGCCTTATACGCCTGTCCACCACTAATTCTTACAATATCACCTGCTGTTAGGTTTTCACCTGCGGTAATTGTTGAAAACTGGTCTGAGGGGATGCCAACGTAAGTTGATGCTGTAATTTGATTTACATTTAGGTCATACGTGCCATCTGCTAAAAATTGTATTAATTTATTACAATTATCATTCCAGTCCGTATTTGTAAATTTAGTTCCTGACCAGGTGATTAGTTCACTTATATTTGGTACTGCCATTATAATTCACGCTCCTTTTTAATTTGTTCTGTTGTTTGTGTTGTTAAGTAACCGCCTAATTGTCTACTTATAACTGGGCTTGTTACTTTTCTTGCTGCTTGCATAGCTTGCCTAATTGGACTTGGAACACTTGGCTTTATTTGCTCTGGGACTGGTTTTCTTAGTTTTGCAGCAGTTTCTATAAGCTTTTCAGTTGTTCCACTTTGCCTTAATCCATATAATGTGGGGCCAATAGAGGCAGTCAATAAAGGGCTTACACCAAAACCTAAAGTACCTAATACCCCAATCTCACTGAGTGATAATTTATTTTTTGCCATTCCTTCTTGTACTAAATCCTTGACTGCTTCATCTTCTAATATTTTTGAGTATTTATTTTTTTCGCCCAGAATTTTGCCTATTTTATTTAAATCTTTAAACTGTTTTTGCTTAACTGTTCGTTTATCTTTTAATATTTTTTTAGCATCGGTTAAAAGTGTGTTAATTTTAGTGTCTTCTATATATGCATTTCCTTGAGCGTCATACGATCTTAATTTTTTTTCAACGTTTTTTACTGGTTCAATTTTTTTTGCATATCGCTTATTTATTTTTTTAATTGGTACCGCATCACTTATATTGTCTGATATTTTCTTTTTAATTTTTGAAAATGCATTAATTACATCCGGTTGAAGTCTTGAGCTAGGGGTCATTCTTTCAATATTTCCTAAACTACGATTTAAAATCATAAATTCATTAAGTGTAATTCTATCCCCTTCTATTACCTTTTCTAATAAATTTTCGTCTACATCTTCCAATAAATCTTGTTGTATTGATTGATATTTTTTAGCTAATTTTTTCAAATCCTTACTTTTAACAGCTGATTTTAAATTTTTGTTTATATTTTTGTATTTAGCTAGTTTAAAAGATTCTGGCAAAGCATTAAGTGATGCTTCATATTCATCACTCGCCATCTGCTGGACTTGTTTTAAGTCAGTCAATATATCATCCGCTAAATTTTCATTTTTTTGAGCTGTGAATAGTTCAGGATTATCAATGACTTTATTTATTGCACCTTTTTCTATTTGTGTACTACGTTTCAAAATTTGCTCTGGGACTTTTCTTAATAATTTAGCTCCCTGCCTCGCCGTTTTGCTTAGGGCTTTGCCCGCTAATGGCAATGCTGCTTCTAATCCTGCTGCTGTTAATCCTACCATCCCAGCCTCTTTTAAAGGGCTTTCCCCTATCACTTTTTGTTCTTCTGGTGTAATGGCTTTTTCTGCTATAGTTCCAGCTGCTGATAGTAAGCCTTGTATTCCAGCTTGTGCAGGAATTGACATCCCACCAGTTGCTAAACCTACTGCTGCTGCTGGGGCTTGTGTAGCAATTTGACGTAATACTTTTAAATTCTTTTTTTCTTGTTCTGTTAATTCACGATCTAATCGTGTTGGTGCTAAAGGAACTTGTTGTTCGCTTAGTGATGCTCTTATTGGGTCTACTTGTTGTCCTTCAACAATTAAAGTTGCCTCTTCTATTTCTTGCTGTGTTGGTGGGGTATTAGATTCAATGGAAATTATTTTTCCGCTAGGTGTTTGTATGTCAAAAATTGGCATCTCTAACTCCTATAATTCTGGCCCCTGTTGATAATCTTGATAAATTTTCAGGAACTACAATGTTTCCTTGTGCATCATATTTCAAATCGTTTACATTTTTTTGTTTATTGTCTGCCATAGGCTTAATAGGACGTTGATAATTATAAACTCTACCCTCATAAGCTGCGTCTCGATCTTCTAAAGCACGTTGTCTAAAGTTTGTTAATTCTGATTCTATAATGTTTTGTCTTAATGTGATACGTGTCGGGTCTGGGAGTGCTTTTTCTATAAAGTTTTTCACGTCGGATTCAGATATAACCCCTAATTGTGCCATTTTTTTATAAGCTAATCTTAAATCGGTAATGTCTTGGTTCATTTTTGCTTTTAATTTTGGGTCTAAAACTCCACCTGTATATTTATTTCTACTTTGAATCAAGCTTGTAGTTAAACGATCAATTTTTTCAGACGCTTCATTTATATCTTTTATTTTTTTAGCGTCTTCAACACTATTAGCATACATTTTTGTTTTTTGCCCATTTTGAAAAACGTCTACTTGTCTTTTTGTTGCTTCCGATTGCTTTACTAACTGTATAGGTTCGCCACTAACAGGGCTTGTAAATTCTATAGATAATTCTGGTGGTAAATTTGGATCATCAGCCAATTTTGGAATAAATCCTGCCTTTGCAAAATCTCTACGTGATTGTCTTTCTTCTTTTTCTAATGCTGCAATACTTTTTAGTCTGTCTTTTTCTGCTTTTTTAGATTCTTGCGATTCTTTTAAACCTAATTTTTCTAATTCAAATTCACGTTCACTTTCTTTTTCTCGTTTAGCTAATCCAAGTTTAAACTGTTCTTGTCCTTGCTGAACGATACTAGCACCAATCGTTGGGTCAGCTCCTAACGCAACTGTTACGCCTGCAAGCATGTTATTAAGTAGTAGTCGGCCTTCTGGCGTGTCTTTCTGCGCATTTACAAAATCACCAAATCCTTGCAATAAACCTTTAGCACCTTGTCCTAAACCACCAATCAAGTTATCAACTGGGCTTGGTTGTTGTGGTTGCATTGGCTGTATTGGCTGACCGCTTGCAAGTAGTTCTGCTGTCATTTGTTCTTGTGTTGGTCTAGTTGGCATTGCAGCCATATTTAGTTGATTACGTGGCTGCCCCTTCATGCACGCTCTCCATATCTTTTAATTGGCTGTAATTGTTGTCCTAATGATACTAAACCACGTTGTCCGGCCAACTGCTCCCGGCTTCTCTGACGCCTTAACTCTTCCTCTAACGCTAGTTTCTCAACGTCAAACCCAAGTTCACGACCTAATCGTCCCGCCAACATTGAAGTGATTTGAGCCGCTTCTGGACCTCTAACGCCTGCTTGTTGCTGTGCTAACTGACCTCGTTTTATTGCTTGTTGTTGTTCTGGCAGTCTTTGTTGTCTAATTATTTCTTGTATTCGTGATATTTGTTGCGGGCGACCTTCAGTAGCTGCCATAAACTGTTTTTGCGCTTTTTGACCTATTTGTGTTGCTCTTTGTTGTGCTTCTTCTTGACCACGCTCAATACCTAAAAATTGCTGTTTTTGCTGTTCTAATTGTAGTTCTGTTAGCTCCTTTTGCTGTTCTAATTGTTGTTCTGTCAGCGCCTCTTCTTGTTCCCTCGCCTTTTTTTGTTGTTCGCTCGTAAAAGCTCCTGTAACAACAGCCCCAGTAACGGCTGCTCCGATAGCTACCCAACTCATTGTAATGCCTCCTTATTTTTAATAGTTGTATTATTAGATCGGTTAATTTTATTAAATTCTTTTAATAATTCTTCATCTACTAAATTATTTTTATGATCTTTTATAATTTCTTTTTCTATTTCATCAACATCGGTTTTATTTGTGACGTGAAACGTGGTCCAGATAGTATCTTCTTCAATGTAAAGCAATCTTCTTGTATTTGCTTCTGTTATTCCTGTGTAAGGTGCGCTTATAGTTTCTGGCTTGCTTCCATCGTAAACTATACACTTTCCCTTACTTACCACGAATGGATGTCTCGTTTTATGTATTTTAGATGTTAGCAATGTTCCTGCAGGCATAAATATTTCTCTAATGTACATACCGTCAGTAAAACGATGAGTTAATGGCATCTCTACCGGTTCACCTGTTGCAATTATAGCTTCCGCATTGTCTATAACCTCATTAACAGAAATTTTAGTTTCTTTAACTTCAAACAACTCTACCCTCCAGTTTCCAACCTTTAATCACTGCTTGAGTTTGTGTGCTTATCTTAAACCGCATCCAATTAGCGTATTTATTTATGTATACGACTTTATAATCTTCTTCGTCCTCTGTGGTTTCGAAATAATCTTCATCGTAATAATCAAAATCATAATACGCCCCATCGTATGTGATGGTGGCCGTTACTGTTTTAGTGCTGTCTATTGTGGCAAGTGCTGTCAATGTATTGCTTCCTGATTTGTCATAATACACATAAAGATTTTTATAAAACTTCTTTTCTGTTCCCACAGCAATTTCAGGGGTCTCAAAAAATGCTGTCAGTTCTTCGCCTCTGTAGGTCAGTGCATTATACATTTGCTCAACAATCCCTGCGTTCTTCTGCGTAACATACAAATCTTCATTGATCTGAAAAAACCGCCAGTACGTTGGCTGATAACTTGTTGTTTTTATAAAATACTTTGTCCAACCACTATTACGTATGTCATAAACATACATAAACGTTTCAGCAATTAGATGATACTTATAATCATAAAATGCTGCTTCTAGTGGATTATCTTTTAGTTGATTCTTTAAACTATCTTTGTTTAAAGCCGAACTAAAATTATTTGTTGTTAAATTGTCAAAACTTGTCGCAAGGTTGGTGGCAATGTTACCACTAAAAATACGGACATCATACAAATTAGAAACAAACATAATACCACCTTGCAATACGTCATTTTCTGGTATTCTAGCGATACTAAAACCATCAATACAGCCCACGTTAGATGTAGTTTGTTTCACACTTGTGGTTAAGCCTGACGTATCCGCCAAGTATATATGGTTTTCCGAAAAAACAACCATTTGATTATAGTCTTCAATTAAGCCGGTTAGTGGTGAATTGTCATTACCTACACCAGAAACATCATATACCCCGGACGTGTTAAAAAATACTTCTACCTCGTACTCTGTGACATACAAGTAGTTTGGTCTATTAGCATTAACTGCGCCTATAATCTTTTCGTCTTTAACAGTAATAAATTGTGGTGTTGGGCATGAGCTGTTCGTACTAGGAATATTTGCGCTTAGTGAGCCGTCAGCTGTGTTATCTTGATACGTTGTAGTCGTGTTATCATTAATCGTTGTTAGTAGCTTTAATGTGCTTCCGCCTGCTTCTGTACGGTATATTTTACGTGATGTACAGGTAGCAATCCCAACTGGTAAATCAAGATCAATACTTTTACTTGATACGGTTATGGTGTTGCTAATAGTCCCTAATATAAGTTCAACCCCATCAACAACGTAGCTCATAGCGTAATAGTAGTCACCAGTTAGTCCACCGGCAACTAGTAAGTCTTTAGCAGTAGGTGCGCCCATTTGTTTTACATAAGTTCCGTCATACACCAACGGATAATCGAACCCATTTGAAATAAATAATTTATCGTTAAGAATCCCAAACGTGCATTTCTTACCGGCTGTTAATCCTGTATAAATTGTACTCGGGCTAGTCAGGAAGTCTTTAACGATTGAGCCCCCTTGAACAATTATTTTTTCACTTTGAAATTGCCCTACTGAATCAATATACCGAAAATCAAAACCACCATCAATTTGATTGCTTCCTACGTTATATTGAACACTTGGTGCTTTTATTCTACGACACCCTATAATGCTGTCATAGTTCATATTTTCTATGTTGTAAAAATAATCAGGCGACACAAACTTGCGCCCTTTATCGTCTCGTAGTCCTTTAGATTGGTACGACTCTACAACAAAGCTCAAATTGTACTCCCTATATTGTTAACTTCCCAGTCATAGGCTCCGCCAATCATACCTGCTTGTATAACGTCTGCATATCCAGCTTGTATTTCGTTAGCTGCTTGCTTATAGAAGGCTGCTGCGTCAATTTTATAGCGGTCTGCCCTAGCGTAATCATCAATTAGAATTAATAAACGATACGCAACTAAATCGATAATTGATTCAATATGCTCGTCTGGGATTTCCATTTCTTTAGCTAAATCAGTGGCTGATATGGTGTCATTAGCATCTACACTAATGACAAAATGTTTTTTTCTATAATACAAAATAAAATTATTATGTGTGACAGTATCGGTATTGCTATGACTTGCTGCGGTTGTATTTTCAATGCCTCTAGTACATCCACTAAACGTTGTTGCTGTTTTTGCTGTGTAACGGATTTTTTCATTATTAATTGTTATTCGTCCGTTTATATCGGGAAAATTATTAGTAGATGCTACAGTAATTGTTGTAGCGCTGTCACTAATTGCACCGTCAAGCGTGGTTGTTTGTGGGGTATTTGTATTTTCAGGGTATATTGTTATTTCGTTGTCCCACACATTAAAAAACCTTGGGATTCCTCCGTCTGTGGCATGCGGAAACTCACTCGTAACGAAATTTAAATCTTTATAATTTAAGGGGTATTTCGTTCCTGTTACCCATATATAGGCCATTCTATACGCTTCAGACCTTATTGCATCTGTCGGTCCTGCAACAACACGTCTTGATAAATTTACAACTGTACTATAAATATCCTCAATACCCTTAGTTGTACTTGCATACACATCTAGTGCATTTTTTAGTTGATTAACTTTTCTTTTATTTGTAAACAAACTGCTTGTAGCTTTGGTGCTGTCCTCATCACTTATAGCCGTATTAATTCTATCTATAACGTCGCTTACTAACATATTTACTCCTAACTCAATAAGTGCTGAATAACAATCCCAATCAAAGCCGTTGAGACAATCGCAATACCACTTATTATGCCCTTCAATATCAATTTATGTCTATTTACATCTTTCTCAATTTTTTGTGAAAAGTCATGAATGCCATACCCCATAGCATCAATTCCCATATCTATTACAATTTTTCTATTTGCTTTTTGTTTTGCAGTCATGTCTTCGTGAATGTATTTGTCCTCAAGTCGTCGTCTGTATTTATCTAGTTGATCTGTAATACTTGCCATCATTTACCCAAAATACTGCGTAGCATTATCCAACGCATACTGTACCCTTTCATCTATATAATCTTTTATTGCTTTAGCGCTTGCAAGCGTATCATGACTTGCACTAACACTGGTTAAATCTGTATCAAGTACTCCAGCTTTTAAATTTGTAACTGTTAAATTACTAATTGTCGTATTATCCGCATCTATACTAGGTAGTCGTGCTTCTGCTAATGTTCCACTAGATATATTGCTTGCATTAGTCGTATCTACATTTGCTACATTCCCAAGCCCTACATCGCCTTTAACTAAACCCAGTGCTGTTTTAAGTGTTGTTGATATTGTTATATCTTCCACATCGCCTGTACCTGCTGTTGTTCTGCCCTTAACCGTTCCTGTTGCAACGTGTGCCATTTTTGCATTGGTAACGGCTTCATCAGCGATCGTTAAAGCTGTGGCACCTGTGACGTCACCTGTATGAGTTGCATTGGTCACCTTGGCGTTGTTAGTTGTTACATCTGATTCCATCGTGTCTAGGTCCACTGCCTGTGTAACGGATATATGCCCTAGCTTAGTTTGTTCTGCACTTGTAATTGTTGTTGGTTTGTTTAATATCTGCGCATCACCACTAACTGCGTTCCAGTCGGCATTTACATTAACCTCTGCACCCGTTGCGATGCCATCTAATTTAGTATTGTCGCTAGCTGTAAAATGCTTATTTGTAGCTGTTTCTGAGATATCATCAAGGGTTAAGGCCCTAGCTTCCCATGTATTGCTTGCATTACCAATAAACACATTCCCATCGTTAAGATTAGGCACGTCATTAGTACGACCTGCGCCACCGACTTTTATGCTTCCTGCACTAGCATGTACTCGTTGAACTTTCCCAATGTTTTGTACTTTTGATGACTCACCATAAGGTTTTGTTGCTGTCAGTGTACCTGTGTCAGAAACATATAAAATATCACCTAAACTAAATGAGCTTGTATCTATTCCTGACAATGTCCCAAAAGTAACTACATTTATAGATGCACTATTAGAAACTGTACTTTCAGCTAACCCAAACGCTGGCATTTTATTAGCATCATTTGCATCAGCAATGCCAACGACCGGAGTATTTCCACTTACATCAAACCCTGAGATATATAATGGGTCACCTTTTGTTATTGCCTCACCGGCTTTAGCTTTAAATTGCACCTCACCACGTAAGCCACCAATAAAGTTGTCAGCTTCAACGTTGCCATTGACAGTGAGCGCCTCTGCTAGTGTTGTTGTGCCAATGCCTACTTGATTATTTGTTGAATCGACATATAGCGTATTAGTGTCTACTGTCAAATCGCCTGACAGAGTACCAGAGCCTGTTATATTTATATCGCCTGTACCAGTTATGTCACTGCTATTTAAATCTAAGTCTCCACCTAATTGTGGCGTTGTGTCTTCTACGACGTTTTCTAAATATCGTCCATCTAAATCTACGGTTCTTGTTGCACTATCGTTCATCGTAGCTGTGAGAACACCTGTTCCAGTGTCAAAGCCTAGTGATGATAAAAACTTATCTGAACCACCACCACCGCCACCTTCAGTTGGGTTATAGATGTATGTCATCCCTCGGCACCTACAAGCGTTTTACTTCCGTTCGCTGATATTGCATTAACTACCCCTTTAAATATGGGGTTATCCAATGCTAACGCCCCACCGCTTGCATTTAAACGAATACCATTATTAAGCGTTGCTGTTGCCCCTAGTGACACATAAATAGGCTCATCGCTGTCGTTAACTAATATTAGTAATTTTCTGTTACTGTTTGCAGCTAAAACTTGTGTGCTACTTGTGCCTATAGACACATTAAAATTAGTAATACTAGATACCTCTTCGGCACTAATCGCCGTTGACGTTGATGGAATGTAAGGGTCGGTATCTGTACCAGTCCCAGTTGACGCGAAGTACTTAATTCCATTGTTTGCAATTATATCTTGGTAATTTGCCATTATCTTAGTTGTGGGGGTGGCACGTGGCCACCACCCTAAAAACTATTAAGAAGCCGCTACAGCTACTACGTTACCTGATAATACGAAAGATGCTGAACCACCGCTAGTTGCAGTAGTTGCGATTCCAACGGAACCCGCACCTTCAGCAGTTGAACCAGAAACACCACCGTCTAATTTAAATCCAGTGCCTGCGTTCAATACTTCAGCGTAATCACCTGCTGCAAAAGTGTCAGTGGTTAATACGGTACCAACACCTTTGACTAAGAACCAAGCGTAGTACCCAGAACTTACAGCTACTTGAGGAACAACAACAGTAGCGCCACTTGCAGTAGTTGCAGGGGCTTTAGTTGAAACTTCTGCTCCAGCAGTGTTTAAAACTGATAATTGATATGGCTGGTACTGTGTTAATGCGCCATGTGCTTTAGCATATACGTATTCTTTGTTAATTGCATTTGTATCGTTGTAGTCAACAAACTTAGCACCAAGATCATATTTTCTGTTGCTAGATGGGTTTACTAAATCATCTGTATCAATTGCGTTAATGTATGACATATTTTACTCCTTTTTCTAAATTTTATTATGATTGTAAATTTTTGAAGACACCATTGTATCTGCGAGCTTTACAAACCAAATTGTAAGCCATGTCGTGCTTAGATAGAACTGCTGACTGATTGGGCAATGGAGCATTCACGTTTGTTGGGGCGTTTTTGCCTTCAAAACCATATTTATACTTGAGGCTCATTGTTTCAGGCGCAATGATATACAAATGGTTATCATCCACAGCTGCATCCCCTGACCCTTGACAATATTCGTCAACAAACCAGTCAATATTTCTAAATTTAACGCCGGCAAACCCAGATTTTAAATCGTTTTCACTTGTGAAGCGTTGCTGTGATTGCTGAGAATTTAAAAACTTATCTTGTACGTATGAGTTAGATATCATTAATTTTGGCGCGTACCGTTGACCACCTTTATTAATTAATTTACCTACTAGTCCGTTGATGTTTGCAAAATTGATTGTATTAGTAGATGTGTCAATTTCTGTTAACCAAGTAGTATTATCGTCAAAATCAGTGTTTGTTAATCCACCGTAAGCCGTTCCAGAAGCAGCAAAAATGTCTGTAAATCCATTGATTGCAAAACCATCACTATCAGAGCCTGACCCGAACAATCCTTCGGCCATAACGTTAGCAGCGTCTTGTGCAGCTAATTTTACTTTTTCTTCAATTAAACTTACAACTGCGTTTGCTCCTGAAGTAAGGGCAATTTCTTTTAGGGTTGTAGTAACTGAGTAATCTTGATATTTAAGATCAAACTTTGCATTAGTAATTAATTGATTAGAGCTAATGTCTCTCTGATCAAATCCACCACTAAAAAAACCGCCAGACTTATTTTTTGCTTTTTGAACTGGGATCTGAATATCAGCTCCACCGTCGAAATATTCAAGAATAGGTTTTTTAGTTACAGTGTTTAAAAGTGCTGTAGTTACTAACAATTGATTAATAATTTCTTTTTCAATTGCAGAAGGTACTACCGCATAA